GTTGGACATTGATCTTGCGGGTGCTGTGATTGACTTCGAGCGTAGTGAGATCTCGTTTGAGAAGAACCCAATTCCAAATGTGGCATCTCTGACTTTCACGGTGAAGCAGATCAATCCTCGTTCTGAGGTTGCTCGTAAGCAAGAAGCAATGCAGATGCTTCAAGCTGGTCTCATGGATCCTGACGGCTTCAAGTTGTTTGCGTTGAAGGAAGGTTTGGACTTTGCCATGTACATGGATGAAGACCAGGCCGCGTATGAGCAAGTCGTCCAGAACATTTTGACCTTGTTTGGTGATGGTTCTCAGTCAGGTCAGGTCGTTCTTACCCCCCACACTTCAAAGCCTGAATTGCAGATTCGAGTACTTACTGCATTCATGGCCAGTCCTTTGATGATCAATGCAGATCCAAAGGTCATTGACGAATTCAAGAAGTACCGCGAATCACTCATTCAATTCATGGGTGCGTCTCTGCCGGCAATGGTCCCGAATCCAGATTCAGTGGCGATGTTCGCCCAGGACAAACCGCCGATGCAGCCGGGCGCTCCCAATCAAATGCGCCAGGGAGCCTAGTAGATGTCTGAAACTGTTGATGGAACCCCTACCCCCGAATCTGAGACTCCAGCTGTTGAAGCTACTTCAGCTATTGATCTGGATCAGAGAGTCAAAGTTGGAGGAGAGGAGATGTCCCTCTCTCAGATTGCTCAACTCCGACAGAGTGCACAGGAACTCTCGGAGGAGAATGAGGCCCTTCACGAATTCCGTGCATCGACGTTTCGGTTGATGAATCCCGGAACGGAAAACGAAGTTCGTAAGAGTGACCTCAAGAACATTCTTGAAGATGCTGGATATAGCGATGAGCAGATCCAGCATTACTCCTCCATTTATGACCAAGGTGGTCAGCAGGCTCAAGCACAAAGTGCTGCTGCACCTCAGGCACAGGCAGCACCTATGCAAGACGATCAAGCTCGTGAACAGAACCAGCGTCTCGAACAGCAGCTCTCCCAGATGCGGGCGAGAATGTTGAACGAAAACTTGGATAAGGCGATTTCTTCTGCTGTTTCATCTACGGAAAATGGGAAAGTTCTCAACGAATGGATGAAGTCAAACCATGCGGAAGACAGTCTTGCGACTGCTAATTCGAGTCTTGAAAAGAGGGTTCGTGATAAGACCCTTGAAAACCTCAGGATCCGAAGGAACCAGGCAGGGACGTTTGATGAATCATGGGTGACGGATGAAGTTGCGAAGGCTGCGAACGATGTGGCTAAGGACATGCTCACGGTAATCGGCGACACCTCCAAGATTGGGCGTGTTCCGGAAACGGCGGGGCAGACCGAAAACCTGTATCGACAGAAGCCTGTCGAACTTCCTGAAGTTGGTAACAAGAACTTCGGGGAGATTGAGGGCCCGTTGCGTGACTGGACCTCTGATCAGATTCTTCGGTCGCTTGCCGATACTGGTGGCGACTCTAAATTGTGAGGTAAGTACCTATGGCTGGTGCTACTACTGGACAGATCTTCGAGAGCGAATCAGTTCGCATTGAAGAGATCCTGTCGAAGCAGATCGATACGATTCTGCCGACCCTCGACCCTATTTGGCGTGACACTGTTGTTACGTCTCAGGGCGTTGGTCCTGTTTCGGAGTTCTCTAAGGACTTCGAAGTCAACAAGCTCTATCGAACAGGTATGACTGGTGTCATCGAACAGGGTGCTCCTGTCAATGACTTCATGCTTTACGGTGATGACGCGACCAAGGCTAATCTTGGTGCTCGTCTTCGCGGTGATGCAATCAGTCGTACTTTCCCGGATCCGCTGGATGGTGCGAAGTCCAAGACTTTCGACCTTCGAGTTCCGATGCGGGCGATGTATACCAACCTGATGCTCACCCTTGGTGAGATGCAGATGGAAGCAACCCCTGCCGTCATCGGCGATGTGATTGCTCCTACGCTTCAGGGCTTTGCTCAGAACCTGTCGCACACCCTGTGCAACTATTGGTACGTCAGCCAGAACGATGATTATCGTCTGGGTACCATTGGTTCTGTATCTCACTTTGCTGGAGTAGACCTTACTGCAGGCGCAGCTGACGTCTCATCTAACGGTCTTGCCGTTCGGTCGTCAAAGATTGTCCTCAAGAACGGTGCTTATGACCGATTCTTCGCAGGTCAGCGTCTTGACATCTTTGCTGGTACTGCTGGTTCCGCGGCTACTGGCAACCGTCTTAACGGTGCTGCTGACGGAAGTACTCGTACCTCGGTCTATGTCACTGCTGTTGATGACATCAAGGGTGAAATCCATCTGGTTTCGCCTACGGGATATCACGCTGCGCCTGGTGCCGACGACGTAATTGTCTACGCCAACAGCGGAACTGCCTCGAGCTTTACGGGTATTTCCGGTGTCAACTCCTGGCTGAAGAACACAGGCGTTCTCCTTGGTGATGATGCAATTGCAAACCACGACATCAATGTGGATCTGCATCCTGAGTTCAAGTCCTTCGTGAAGACGGGTGTTGGTGTCCTTACTGAGCACAAGCTTCGTCAGTACCTTCGTCGTTTCCACGTTGCCAAGGCCAAGCTCGGGCAGTCGATTGACAGCCTGGTTGCTTCGGATGGTGTCTGGCTCTCTTACGAGGCCCAGAAGATTGGTCAGTATCAGATCGATCGCACTGGAAACCTTTCCAGCCTCAGCAATGAGGGTTCGTCCGAAGGCTTTGCCTTCACCTTTGAGGGTAAGACCTACAAGGGCCACACTTCGCAGTACGTCGAAGACGGCACCGTGTACGGTTGGAAGACCTCGGCGAATAACTGGAAGCGGTATGTGCCGCCTGATTACGCAGGTCTCCAGACCATGGGTGAAGCGGACAGTTATGTTCCGTTCCGATTCGTTGTTCCCGCCCTCACTGGCGGCAGCAGCGTGAAGTACCCGCTCATGAAGTCTTCGGGTGCAACCAATCTCATGACGGAAGCGGTCCAGATGCCGGGCATGCTGCGTATGCAGCTCATCCCGGATCAGGCTGCTGGTCTGAAGCTGTCGGGTGTTACGACTGACACTGTCTTCGGCGAATGATGAGTAAGTGACTGGGGTGGGGGTTTCGGCCCTCACCCCTTACTTCTGAGCAACTATATGCAGCAGTACGGCCCTCAAAATCCGAACGCTTTGGTTCCGCGACCGTCTCTATCTCTCCTTGAAGAAGAAGCAATACGGACTGGTCTTGAGGTCGAAGAACTTGAAGCCCTTATTCGCGGTAGCCAAGCACCCCCTGCTGTTGCCCCGGCCTTTTTGCGTAGTAACTCTGGGCCATCAATTGGTGCAGATCTTTACTCAGAAAGTTTTGCTAGGCAGGGTATGTCCCCAGGCCAGATTGATCGTGCCAACAGAAGTCGGTACGACAATACGATGCAGTACGGATCTGCTAATCCGAGTTTTGGTGCAAGGCTGTTTGCTGACACTGCACGGGCTGATCAACTGCACGGATCAATGGGTTTGTTGCAGGGGAGTCAAGACGCATTTATGACCGCTGGCCCTGCTGCTGTTGGTTCTGTTTTGGGTCCTCTGGTTAGAAATTCCCGGCCTGTTATGGGTGTAAAGACTGCGGTGGACGCAAATAGGTACGCGGGCCCTTTAGTAAGAAACACGAACAAGTTAGCAAGCGTAATTAACCCTTCGTTTACGAGAGGTGTACACAGCGGAACTCCTGGGGCGATTGTTGGGAGTCTTGCAAACAAAGGAATCACGTCACCAGTTCTAGATGAAGCACACCAAGTAGTGCATGGCGACAAGAACAAAGATGATCGAAGACTCATGAGTGCAGTGAATAAGTTTGGATTGATGAATGGAGCAACTTCTAGGTTGTTCCCCTTCCTTACTGGATTAGCCCGTTGACAAAGAAAAAGGGCGATATGAAGGGCTGTGGGATTCGGAATGGATGCAAGTCCAAGTCCGGTGGTCTTACTGCCAAGGGTCGTAAACGAATCAATGCTCGTACGGGTTCCAACCTCAAGCCTCCTCAACCAGGAGGTGGTTCTCGTAAGAAGTCTTACTGCGCCCGATCGGCGGGGCAGATGAAGAAGTTCCCTAAGGCAGCCAAGAATCCGAACAGTCGGCTTCGTAAGGCTCGCCGCAAATGGAAGTGCTGAGATGCCAAACGTAAACGGTAAGAAGTATCCCTACACCGCTAAGGGTAAAGCAGCGGCAAAGAAGGCTATGAAGCCTGGTGGTTGCGGCAAGATGATGAAGGGTAAGAAGCGAGGCAAGAAGTAATGGCAAAGAAGAAGACTGGTGGTAAGAAAGACGCTTGTTACCACAAGGTCAAAAGCCGTTACAAGAAGTGGCCGTCTGCTTATGCAAGCGGTGCCCTGGTCAAGTGCCGCAAGAAGGGTGCTAAGAACTGGGGCACCGGGGGCAAGAAGAAGAAGTGACGCCGGCATCTGAAATGATCTGTCCACGTTGCGGTAAGACGTGGAAGGAGTGCTGTTGCT